ATACCTCTGTTGCATAGAGCATTTCCACCAACATAGTTTGAAGGAACATCTAAACCTCCAGTACCAATTGTACTGATGCCTTGGGTATTTTGAAATTCAATATGACCAAACCACATGTCCTGGTCACAAACAATAACGTCTACATGTTTACCAGTTCCATACTGAGGTAGTCTACTTTGACGTGGCACCTGAGCAAAACTTGTGGCAGCTATACCAACATTTTCCCAAGCTTTTGAAACCCAAATACTTTCCTGTTCTTGGTGTCTCATCAGATGTGCTGATGATCTATTATAGTGAGTCGCCATCGATGGAACGGTGGTCGTACTTGTATAACTGTTATAGTAAACAGAACCTTGAGCCCAAGGACCAGGAGCGGGATATCTATTTGTCTTTGTCAAAGACAAAACAAAATCATCTGGATTGTCCGTGAAAGATCCTGGATATGCTGAATGGTTGATATTTACATATCGAACTTTTGGATGTTGTTTGAGAGCTTCAACTTCCATATCATCGAGAAGATATGTTCCTCTAGTAGGACTGTGATTGAAATGATTAGTGCAATCAACATGCCTACTTGGAATGTTATCTTCCAAGGTTCCATCTTGCATTAAAATTTCATGGATGTATTTCCAATCACTTTCTTCATAACATCCAACAGTATATTCTTTTTTATCTTCTGGATGGTCTGGAACTTTTGTCCAAGTTTCTCTTTCTTTTAGAAAATTTTGTTTTCTTTCATCAAGTGCTAAATCAATTTCTTCACTAGGTTCCTTGTATACTGACATCGTTACCTCCTATCAAAGCATTGTTTGTCTGCTGAATCTGTAGGTTGTTACCCCAGAGATTCCTGTTAGTGGAACCATATTTACTTGTACTACACCAGCTGCAACACTTGCAGTAACATCTGCAATTCTATTTGGATCGTAGATAATTCCATATTCACTAACGAATGCACTTCCAACTCCACTCTGAGCATTGTGCATGATTAACATCTTCTGCAATTGATGATTGGATCCATTTAGAATATGTAGAGTATATTCTGCGGATACAAAATCGGTAGAGAACGTATCGAATAGTTGTGTGCCTCCTGCAGATGCAGTAAACGACGATGAAATTTGTCCAGTGAATCCCTGATTGATTACTTGTAAGGTTGTAATTGGATTGGTTGTGCCAATGCCAACACTCTTTGTTGTATGAATTCCAGCGCCAGTTGTTGTCCATACTCCAGCTGCCCCACCTCCACCAGATGCAGTTACTGTAACTACACCAGCAGAAATTGCAGAGACACTTAGGTTTGAACCGAAGTTAATTGTACCAGCAGTACCAACATTCGATCCATCATCCTGAACGATTACACCAGAACCAGAACCAACAACACCTGTCAGTCCAGAACCATCACCGACGAATGAGGTTGCAGTTAAAGCACCAGAGACAAGGACATCACCTGATACAGTTAATTTTGAAGTTGGTTCTGTAAGTCCAATGCCAACGTTATATCCAGAGATTGCTTGGAAAATGAGGGGTCTACCACTGCCAGTGGTGTAAATTTGTGAATACCCAGTTCCTCTACTGAGTACTAAACTTCCAGAACCACCTGCTAACCATACTGAGTCTCCCCAGAACCTAGCTTGACCGTTGACTTCAAGTCTGTATGATGTATTGACTGTCATGCCAATGCCGACATACTGACCAGCCCTTAACATGTCAAGACTGGTGTCATAGTAGAAGTTACTATCACCAGCAAATGCGCCTTGATTGTTAAACTGAACTTGTCCATCGGAACCACCTGGGGTTCCTCCGCCTCCACCACCAGGAAGGTTAGTAAGAAGAGAACCATCACCGACGAATGATGTTGCAGTAACAACACCTGTTACATTGATGCCAGACCCAGTTACTTGTAGTTTTGTTTGTCCAGCATTTTGCAGGAACAATGCACTGGAATCAATGAACAAAGATCCAGTTCCACTTTCATTGATGTAACTTTGATTCCCATCATGCCAGATCTGGAGATCACTTGCAGCACCAAATCCTAGTCTAACGTTATCTGCGTTTTGTGTACCGATTCCAGTAGCAGTTGTCCAAATAGATCCATTGTATTTCAGGATATCATTGATCTGTGCTCCAGAGGAAACAACATCAGTCAGATCATTTAATGTGGTTGCTCCACCACCACCGCCACCACCAACTACATCGGTGATTTCAATGGTTGCAATTCCATTTGAATAGGTTGCAGTGACACCAGAACCAACAAAGTTAATGGTTGCAGCAGTTCCAACAGTGCTTCCTTCTTCTTGGATTGCGACACCAGATCCTTCTGCGGTGACTCCTGTTAGGTTAGATCCATCACCATAGAATGCAGTTGCAGTGATGATACCAGCAGTGAAATGATCTGTTCCAACGCCGATGGTTCCATCTACATTTCTATTAACAAGTTCGGACCATCCTCCTGCATGAGCAAAATATGCCTTTCCAGTATCATGGGTATGAACGAATGCACCATGATAATCAATGGGACTTGGTAGAGCTCTATACTCTGCATATAGGAATGGTAGGATGTTAGTTGTTGCAGTACCTACGATTCTTCCTTTCAGTCTGAAGTTACCCAGAACAGCAAGAGCTTCCTCTGCATTAGTTGTTCCAATACCTACATTAGATGTTGTAGTAATACCTGTTGGACCAGATCTCCAGATAGAACTGGATGATGGTAGATTAAACAGACCAGAAGCATCACCATAGAATGTGGATGCTGTTAAGATGCCAGTGGTCTGATAATTACCATGAATATCTTCTACAAGTAATCTTCTCCAACCATTATACCCGCCGTTAGTAGTACCGTAAGAAACGTATGCTTGTTTTGCGTTATTTGCATAAGCAAACATACCTCTCCAAGACACTGCACTAGGCATGTCAGTGGTAGAGTCAAAGTCAAAGCGCATCTTACTGCCTTGACCTGGGAAGGTAACAATACCTGCACCAGAGTTGATGTTATCAACTAGGATAGAAGGTGTGCCAGAGAGGTTCTGTGCAACTGTTGCGATGCCTGCGGTATGTGCGTACCCTGCCATGGTCGAGAGACCTGCAACAGGTGTATATGAGGAGATACCAGCGACCTTAGCGTACTCAGCGACACCTGCATTGGTTGAAACACCTGCTGCAGCAGAATATGTAACGATTCCTGCGGTTGTTGCAAAGGTAGCAACACCTGCATTGGTTGCATATGTTGCGACACCTGCTACTGGAGAATAATCTGTAATTGATGAGTAACCTGCAGTAGGTGTGTATGAAGAGATACCTGCTACAGTTGCATACGATACGTAATCAGCTGCATCGATAGTGACGTTTCCGCCAAAGACCGAACCTACAATTAATCGTTCGTTAAAGTTTACAGTTTGTGCGACACCAAGAACAGATCCACCGTCCTTAACAACGATTCCAGATCCAGTAGCGGTAACACCTGTTAGTCCAGAACCATCGCCTCGGAATGATCCTGTTGTGATACCTGCAAGTAATACGTTCCCTTCAACATGTAGTTGACTCTGAGGCATGGTTGTACCAATGCCAACGTACTTACTTGTACTGATACCATACGTGCTTGCTTTACTCCATGTACCTGCAGAACCTGCATTGGAGGATAGCTCCGAACCGTCACCAAACTGGGTATAAATCTCTTCAAAGTTGGCGTTGATCTTTACAGCACCAGATGCGAGGGAATCTCCCAGACCATCATTCGGCGTAAATCCAGTGAATATTCCCTGTCTAGCCATTTATTTCTTATGATAAGGTCTATTTCTTCTATTTATTGTTCTAATAAATATGAGTATACGACCACGTTTTCCTTTTTTATACCATGTCGAAGAAAGTAGGTAGACATAGAGAAGAATACGAGCAGTTCAAATCCGAACTCCGTGAGTACCACTTAGATAAGTATACCTCTTGGCTAGAGAATTTGCAAGAGGAAGGATATGATGTAAGCAAGTGGGAACCTGAAGAGATTATTGATACTTATATTAAGGAGAATCATCTTTGGAACTCTGTAGGGATCATCAAAGAGGCTATCGCTAAAGGAAAGAAAAAGAAAGACAGTACATATCTGGAAACAGATATGGAAAAGAGAAGAAAGAATAATGAGAAAGCGATTGCGGACATGAAGAAGGTCAAGGATGACACTGTTCCTCGCTGGATGAGAGAAGATGTACGTCAGAGACTTGAAGAACGTCGTAAAGAATTAAGTATCGATGACCAGATGAGAATCTCTCGCGAGGCAAACGCAAAGAGAAAACCATATAAAGATGGAGATCATCAAAGGGCTCGTGCTGCTGTACTTAGAAATGCTGCTAAGAAAGCAAAGAAAGATACTAGAACAGATGATGAGAAAATGACCGATGCAACGGGTCCACGTCCTGGGTCTCGTTATAGAGGTGACTGATGAAAAAGTGTAAGTCTGGATACTACTGGTGTTACACTGATAAAAAGTGTAAAAAAATTCCAGTGGGATGGCACGTTGGACGTGGTGGAATTATTGAGAAAGACGAAGAGGAGAAGAATGGAAATAACAAGGATGGCTCTGGAAATGGGAATGGGGGGTCTGATGGGGGCTCTGATGGCGGAAGCGTCTCAGAAGAAGCAGTCTCTAAAGCTCAACAAAGATTCTTCGGAATGGTCCGTGCAGTCCAAAAAGGGAGAGCAAACATCGGAGGAGATGTAGCGAAAGCTGCTGCGTCGATGAAGAAGAAAGATGTGAAAGACTTTGCATCCACCAAACATAAAGGTTTGCCAGAGAAGAAGAAAGTGGAAGAGGCATATTATGGTGGTGAAGAGCAGAGAAAGAAGGATGAAAAGAAAGCAGCATACGAAAAACAATTAAAGAAAATGCTTCCCAAACGTGCTTTTGATTCCATGGGTAGAGAACTAGATCCTCGCAGTGGTAAACTGAAAGAGGCGCATGATAATGCCGAAATGGCTAGTCGTCTCAAAAGATATGCTGATGAGAAGAAGGTTAATTATAAAAAAGACATGCGTATGAAGCATGGAAAGAATTGGAAAGAGTTTTCTAAACAAGCAAAGGAAGCGAAGGATAGACTGCGCCCTGGGGAAGTTAAGAAGTGGGATAAAGAAAAGAAAAAGTGGGTATCAAATAGAGATTGACAAGGTGTTGAATCGCGGGTAGACTAACTCTGCCAGGGTTCAAAGGACACTATATAACTTAGAGTTTTATTAATTCATTTGAATGGCAACTTTGAGAGAAAAGATGAGAGCGAAGGGGGAGCTCCTCCTAGCTCATGCTCCTATCCTAACCCTTGGATTTACAATGGTAAGTACTTTGAGTCTGATGACATTGGCGACAGCTACGGCTTTGTCTACAGGATTACGAATCTCAGGAATGGAAAACAATACATCGGAAGGAAGTACTTCTGGCAGCATCGAAAGCCTAGAGGTAAATCTAGGAGAGTTAAAAGTGAGAGCGATTGGAAAAAATACTACGGAAGCTCTAACGAACTTAATGATGAACGCAGTGGAATTGGAAATGATTCCTTCAAACGAGAGATTTTATCCGTCCACCCTACCAAGGGCTTTGTAAACTACGAAGAGACCAGACAACTGTTCCTAAATAACGTGCTGACAGAAGCGCTTGACAACGGTGAACCCGCCTATTACAATAGCAATGTTCTCAGTCGTTACTTCAGGAAGGATTACTTCAATGGAATACCAGACCACGGATCAGACGCTACGTGATATGATCATTGATCGTTTGCATGAGTTGGTTAACGATGGCTGTTATGAAGATGCCATCGCTTTGTATGAAGAGTACAAAGAGTCCTTTGAAGGCATGTCTGTTATTTGATTATGAAAACTACCGTTATTGCAGGACTTTTGGGATTCTGCGCGATCACGCAATTTAGTGGTCATGCTGAACCACCAAAACCTCAGGTGGAATACAATGAGGTTGTTGAACTGGGTTGGCAATGTCCTGATTGCACCCCAGAAGAAAAGTATGTTCTCAAAGAACTTCAGGAACAGACTAGGATTTCTGATAAGAATGCTCTAGCAACTATCCTTGGTAACATTAAACAGGAATCAAAATTCATTGCCAACATCTGTGAAGGTGGTGCAAGGGTTCCTTACGATCAGTGTTACACAGGTGGTTATGGAATTATTCAATGGACTTCACTTGGTCGTTACAACAATCTAGGTAAATTTGCCTCTAAGTATGGTTGTAGTCCCAGTGAATTCAAGTGTCAGGTCCGTTATATGATTAACGAATCTGTATTTCAAAAAAATCTTCCCGCCTTTGAAGGAAATGGTCAAACAGTTTCTCAATATATGCAACCAGCATACTACTGGTTGGGTTGGGGAATCAAAGGTAATCGTGAACTTTATGCATATCAGTATACAAAAATGTTGAAATGGGGATAAATAGTAGGGGTGCTAAGAAAGACCGTAGAACATAAAAAAATTAACCCCTATCTACCTTTTAAATTTACAGCACTCCAAATTTTTCTTATGCTAGACAAACTACGTAAACAAATCGATAAGTTGATCCCTAGAGACGAGATTGCTACTAAGATTGAATGTGCAATCGACGAACAGATCGTTGAGTGTAGTGATCTTGAGGACGATGGTTTGGATTATGAAGATAGTTATTACGTTGGAGTTCCTGCTCCAGAATATCTTCAACCAGATCCTTGGTTTGGTGATCCCATTCTTTCCGAGAAATCTCAAGAACTGAGAGAAGCAGATGTTCAGAGAGAGATCACGGAAACTAGTATGAAACAACAGGTTACAAAAGAACCTGACAATATTCACGAAGTCATGTATAATATGGCTACAGACAACGGTAAGACTACCGTTCAACTTAACCCTCCTGGCGGTTCTGAAAACTTCCAAGGTGGTCCTAATGGTTACGGTTGGATGTCTGGTAAAAGGGGTTGACTTAACCCCACATGTAGTGTAAACTACTTTCATGTCTCAGTAGCTCAGTTGGATAGAGCAACTGCCTTCTAAGCAGTCGGTCGAACGTTCGAGTCGTTCCTGAGACGCTTCGTCGATGTGGCGGAATTGGTATACGCGCTGGGTTTAGGTTCCAGTGAGGCAACTCATGAAGGTTCAAGTCCTTTCATCGACACTATGCATTACAGAAATTATTCTACAGTTCACTCAAATTACAGAGTATACGAACCTGTAATTCTAGAGTGTCCCTTCGCAGAAGAAATTAATCCAGGCCTTATGGAATGGATTAAACGTGATGCAACAGCCATCATCGATGATGGTGAAGCTAGAAGAACAGCAATGAGTCCATATGGAATGGAACTTCCTTGCAAAGAACTTAAAACTTTATTTGATTGGATTGACTCTGAAAAACTAGAGTGTGCAGAAGATATTGCACAAGCAACTAATAGTGCATATTATAGCAGCCCTCCACAAGGTAAAAACTTTTATCTTGCAGACTATTGGGGAATGTGGTATAATAAAAATGCCCATGCACAGTATCATAATCACTATCCATATGCAATGTCGTTTGCATATTATGTTAATTGTCCAGAAGGAAGTTCCCCTCTAGTTTTAGAAGGCAATGAAATTCAGGTCACTGAGGGTCGGTTGATTGTGTTTGCGGGTCATATGAATCATCAAGTTGACCCGTGTCCAGTAGATAATAGATTTATGATCGCTGGTAACATTGCATATACAGGATTCATGCGGGTGTAGTTCAGCGGTAGAACGCTATCCTTCCAAGTTAGATGTCGTCGGTTCGATTCCGATCACCCGCTTGTTAAATAGTAATGTGTGCAGGAAACACATGAGCGACAAGTTACGAGTGCAACAGTCATACGTTTGGTATGAGACTCCAAATCATACTATGATCGTTAAAATGTATTTTCTGAACTATATTCCATTCACATTTGATGAGATTCCATCAGTTGCTATGGACGATCCAGAGGTGGTTATGGAAGCGAATAAAAACAACGTTGTTACATGCGAACAACTATATAGATCTGCCTCTTATCTTACAGAGGAACTTGCAATGCCTTTGATTTATGAGATGGATTTAGAAAATCCACAAGACCTTCCAGATTCTAATGCATATTGACGCCTGGTTCTCTACACCAATATATAATGGTGAAATTGTTCCCACCAAAGAACAAAAAAAGAAAATTGAAAAGTATTTCTATAAATACACTCAAGAGAATGGAGCTTGCATCTACGACGGCGACTCATTAAATATTACTGGAGACGTAACAGGTCAACATCAAATCTCAGAACTTGAAGAATTCAAGTGGATAAACGAACATTTGCATGGACATATTGATAATTTTCTGAGAGGCATGGGTGTAAATACATCCAAGTATAAATTTTATATTCAAAAATCTTGGCCTGTTATATGTGATGAAGGTGGTGGAGTTGCTCCACATTCCCATATAAACTCTCACCTTAGTGCAGTTTTTTATATTAGATGCGATCCAGATAAAGGTGGAGACATTATCTTCAGTGCCTCGCCTGAACATCCACTCAACGTATTACCAGTATACATCCCAAATAGCAACGTCAAGTATACGCCTACCGAAAATCAACTTTTAATTTTTCCTTCTTCACTACATCATAAAGTATCAAAATTTGATGGAAAAGACTTTCGTTTTTCCATTTCTTATGATATAATGATTACAACTCACAAGAACATGGATTCAGATTCTGAATATAATGTTTCTAATCCTGATATGTGGGTTCCATTGGGAGATTAGCTCAGCGGTAGAGTGTCTCGTTTACACCGAGGTTGTCACTGGTTCGATCCCAGTATCTCCCATAGAAACAAATGTTACACGTCAAATGCACCTGCTGCAATAAAGAAATCATTTCGTCTTCAAAACTACAGACATGTGGTTGCGAAAATAATATGATGGTAAGAGATGGTACGGTTACAGCAGTAGATTTAAATTACGTAGTTTTAATTAAATCTAAAGATAATGTAAAAAATGGTGGTTTCCTAACAAATGCTGACCTAAAATACCAAGAAGAACGACGCAAACGCAAAGTTCGTAAACTAACTTTTGAGGAACGCTAATGATCAATCTCGATGAACGATACCATTCGTATCTTGCAGGACAGAAAAAATTTCGTATTGATGACGCTGAGGAAGCAGTAAAAGGATATGGATTTGAATGTGATGGTTCATCAATTGTTGGTTATTATGTGTTGACAGAGAACCATAAGCTCGTATATAATCTAAAAGAGCAGTTCCAATACATGGAACAACTTACTTGAATATATAACTTACGTCTAAAGAATTTTTATTGAAGATCATGTTTGAAGTTCCAAATGCTGAATTGTTTTATCTCACTCAGAAGAATACTCTGAAGAGAAAATCCGTACATGATGAACTTAGAGGAAAGAAAGTTGTAGTTTACTTCGTTTGCGGCGCATATACTCCTACTTGCAGCACAAAACACGTACCTGAATACGAAGCTGCTTATGATGAAATCAAATCCTTGGGTATTGATGAAGTTTATTGTTGTTCTATGAACGATCCATGGGTTATGAAAGCCTGGTGGAAGTCCATGGGTATTAAGAAACAAAAGTATCTGTGTGATGGAAACGGTGCATGGCTCTTGAGGTTTGAAGAGATTGCTTCTGCAGGACAAAAAGTAATTCAGTTCTTCAATACTGGTATGGGACGACGTGCATGGAGACATGCTCTTATTATTCATGATAATATTGTTATGCATGAAGTAGAAGAGGCTCCAGAAACTGGAGAAAAGAATAACTCTCCAGATGATCCATATGAATTCACTACTGCTCAAGCAATCATTGATTATCTTAAATCAAGAGAAGAAGTCAAAAATAAAAATCTAGAATTTAATGAAGCCACATCTTCATTGTCTGATCCTACAGATGTAAACATCTGATACTAAACCCCTTCGGGGGTATCTACGGGGCTTAGTTCAGTTTGGTAGAACGCTCGCTTTGGGAGCGAGAGGTCACAGGTTCAAATCCTGTAGCCCCGATTTCCACTACCTATGCATGGAAAAAATTACAATAGAACAATTAGAGTCTGATTTTGATGCCATTTTTGAGAGGGTGGAAAAAGGTGAGTCCTTCCACATTCTCACACCAGATGGTAGAGATGTGATGATGGTTCC